TCAGCCGACAGTAATGCAAGGCTTTGGTAATAGAGCCACTTCTTGATGGTTTCGGGATCTTTGGATGGGGGCGTCCAGTTGCAGACACGTTTCCATGTGCGCTGGACATTGGTAGCCGAGGCGGGTGCGTAGGCTGAGTCATTCTCTTTAAGCTTCATTTCTTCAATCATTTTTGATTCTCTGTAGGGTTTAGGAAAATGAATTGTACACTCGTTAATAAAAAATGTACAATAGGTTTTGAATTAACAGTTAGGAATAATTATGACACTACATCAATACTTTTCAAACAAGCCGCACGGTTCAATAGCGGCGATGGCTAGAAGCTTAAACATCAGCAGGACATGGTTTTCCCTAATAATCAATAAACGTGCGACTCCTAGCCCTGTTTTAGCAGTTATGATCGAGAAGCTAACTAAGGGGGCAGTCAGCCGTAAGACGTTGCGACCAGATCTTTATAAGTAGTAAGCTGGACAAATACGGAGCTTTACGGACATTAACAAAGTTTAATAAACAATCACGGAGAATTAGATGCAAATCACAGTTGACCCAAAACTTAAAGCGTTAATACCACCACTGAGCCAAGACGAATACGACAAACTTGAAGAGAATTTGATAGCGGACGGATGCCGTGATCCTTTGGTTGTTTGGGATGGCCTACTGATTGATGGCCATAACAGATACGAGATCTGCCAGAAGCACAACATCAGGTTTGACACGAAAGACATGATGTTTAAAAACCACGACGAAGCCAAAGAGTGGATGTTGTGGAATCAGTTAGGGCGTCGCAATCTGACGGATTATGATCGTACCGTGCTGGCGTTAGAGCTGGAAGAAATTGTCAAAGCGAGAGCAAAAGAGAATTTGGTGCAAAGCGGCAAGCAATACGGAAAGGGTTCTCAGAAATCTGAAAACCCTATCAAGCCTGTTGATACGATGAAAGAAGTAGCAAAGGTAGCTGGCGTATCTCACGATACGGTAGCGAAGGTTAAGAAGATTGAAGAGAAGGCAACACCAGAAGTAAAGAAGGCATTATCGGAAGGCAAAATCAGCATCAACAAGGCGCACCAGCAAGTTACTGGCAAGGTCAAGAAGGCTAAACCACTACCGGAAGCGCCTGAATACTCCAAGGAAGAGTTTGAGCGTGATCAGATGATGCAGTCTATCGAGGCGCTACAGGAAGAGAACAGCGAACTCAAGGCACGATTGGCTGTAGAGGCTATGGATGCCAGCGAAGAGGAGAAGACAGCGACAGCGGAAATCATTGCGGATTTGAAGGCGGAGATCAAAACCTTGAAGGCCGAGAACTCAGCCCTGAAATCTAACCGTGATAGCTACCAGAATGAGAATACACAATTGAAGAAGCAAATTAAATATTTGGAAAGAGAACTCAAAAAGGTGAAATAAATGTACGACATCGAACAGCGACTATTTGATTATCAGAAAGCGGGTATAGAGAAGTTAAGAGAAGGCATTAGATTAGGGCATCGCTCACAGCTCTTGTACGCACCTACAGGCGCTGGCAAGACTGAAATGGCGATTGCCCTGATGGAGTACTCCCGGCAGCTTGGAAGCCGGTCAGCGATGATTCTAGACAGGATCGTCTTATGTAATCAGACATCTGATCGGCTAGACAAGTACGGGATCGACCACGGCGTGATGCAGGCTGGACATTGGAGATACCGTCCGCATGAGCGCATTCAGGTATGTTCAGCGCAGACGCTTGAAAAGCGTGGCAACTTCCCGGGGTTGCAGTTATTGATCGTCGATGAGGCGCATCAGACCCGTGAGAAGACCAAGGAGTTCATCAAGAATAATCCGCACGTCAAAGTCATTGGATTGACCGCTACGCCGTTTACGAAGGGATTAGGCAATGTATATAGCCATGTCGTAAATACGGTCACCACGGAGCAATTGGTGCTGAGTAAGAACCTTGTTCCGCTACGGGTATTCTTGGCTAAAGAGATCGATATGACTGGCGCCAAGAAGATCGCTGGTGAATGGTCGGATAGGGAAGTGACTGAGCGTGGCATCAAGATTACTGGTGATGTGGTAACTGAGTGGGTTAAGAAGACGCACGAGATCTTCGGTGGCCCAAAAAAGACGATTGTCTTTTGTGCATCGGTGGCGCATGGTGCTGATCTGGCATCGAAGTTTAATGAGGCGGGTTATAACTTCGTCCCGATCTCGTACAAGGATTCGGACGAATACAAGAAATCTGTGTTCGAGGATTTTGCTAGACCGGATACAGATATTCATGGATTGATTGCTGTGGACATCCTGACAAAAGGATTTGACGTGTCAGATGTCATGATTGGCGTGTCGGCTAGACCATTCTCAAAGTCATTGTCTTCACATATCCAGCAGATGGGTCGAGTCATGAGAAGCCATCCTGATAAGGAGTTTGCACTCTGGTTAGATTTTTCTGGTAACTACCTTAGATTCAAGAGTGATTGGGACAGCGTGTACTGCGAAGGCGCAGGCGAATTGGATGATGGTCGTGAGAAGCCAAAGCCAGAGCCGACAGAGCGTGAAAAGAAAGAATCGAAGTGTCCGAAGTGCGGCTACTTCTGGGGTAATGCGGACGTATGTTCTCATTGTGGTCACGTCCGGGTGCGCAAGAATCAGATTCTTGAGCGCAATGGTGAACTCATTGAACTGGGCATGACTTCTCATGAAGAGTTAAATGAGCGCCGAGAGTTTTACAGCGAATTGATTGGCTATGCACAACTGATGAATTACAAACCCGGCTGGGCTTATCATCAGTTTAAAAAGAAGTACGGTATGGAGCCGAAGAAGATGAATCCGCAACCATTACCACCTTCACAGAAGACATTGAATTGGATTAAAAAACAATTGATAGCGTTTAGAAAAGCGAGGGCTGCATGAACTTTGAAGATTTTGCCAGAGCGCATGGTTTGATCGTGCGTGATTTGATTCCGGGGCGCTGGGTACGAGTCCCGACCGAGGATCATCCAAGAAGTAAGAACGGTGCGTACAAGTACATGGGTGATGTGGGCTTCGTCCAGAACCATGCGACGCAAACAGAAGTGCAGGTATGGAAGCCAGCAAAAGATTACGTCATCGACCACAAGATCGTATTGAAGGCTAAGACCTTAGACGACCAGAGAGATAAGGAACGTGCAGCGGCTGCAGAGCGTGCGGTCTGGATCATTAACCAGACGTTACAGGCGTCACATCCGTACCTTGAGCGCAAGGGATTTAAGTCGGGCATGGTTTGGTATCACGATCACAAGAAGACGCTGGTAGTGCCGATGCGTGCATTCAATAACGTCGTCGGCTGTCAGTTGATTAGTGAGGATGGCGACAAGAAGTTCTTGAAGGGACAGCAAACCAACGATGCGACATTCACGATGGGTCAGGGTGATCCTATTCTGTGTGAAGGTTACGCCACAGGATTATCGGTCATGATGGCTGTGTCGGCTTTGAAGCTGCGCAAGAGCGTCATGGTGTGCTTTTCAGCAGGTAACTTGAGCCGCATGGCAAAGAAGTACAACAATCCGTTTATCGTTGCAGATAATGACGAATCAGGCACGGGTGAGCGTGTGGCGCAAGGGTATAAGTATTGGATTGCACCAGAAGTAAATTGCGACTTCAATGACTTCCACCAGAGAGTTGGATTATTTCAGGCAGCACAAAGCTTGAGGCGTGCTTTATGACAGAGCAGGAACATAAACATCAATGTTTAGTGCGTCACGTTATTCGCTGGCGCATTAAGGATGAGAAGGCGGCAAAATTATTTCTGGCTAGGTGGATGGGTAAGAGGCCAGACAGTACGTTACAAAGAGATGTAGTTAGGCAGTGGAATTTGAAAAATCGTGGTGAACAAGGAGATTGGCGTGGCACAAATGAGTGATTTTCAAAAGTCGTTTTTAGCCCGTGGCGGAATGACGATGTATACCCAGAAGGAATTCGATGATCAATTAGCAATAGCCAAGGCGCAGATTATGCAAGTTGCGGTGGACACAACCAAGACCGCTATCGCAATCGAGCGAGAGGAGTGCGCCAAGATTGCAGATGGCATGGAACTACCTGCTGTTGCTGAGGCGATCCGCAATAGGCTTAAGAAATGAGCATAATTATAGGAATTGATCCGGGTGCTTCTGGTGCGATTGTGATGCTTGAGAATGGTAATCCAATTGAATGGATGCATATGCCAACATATAAAACTGGCTCAATAACTCGTGTAAATG